CGTAAAGAGATAGTTGCAATGATGCAGCAAATGCAACAGATGCAGCAACAGCAACAATTAGCAGGGCCACCTATTGCCGCAGAATAGTCATATTGGTTTAGACGGAATAGCAAGAAAGAAAGCAGAAGAAGATAGAATAAGCCTTAATTTTGGCTCTTTGTTTTCCGAACCTACTGGTCAAGAAATTCTTAAATACTTGCGTAGTATTACTATAGAAATGGTTAGCGGTCCTAATATTTCTACTGATGAGTTGCGTCATTTAGAAGGTCAGCGTTATTTAGTTGGCCTAATAGAACGTCATGTCCAAAGATCACATAAGGTAAAGAATAATGAATGAACAAGTTCAAGAAGCAGAAGCAACAACAGAACTTCCTCCTCAAGAGCAAAGAGATTTTGTAGTAGCAGAAGATCTGGAAACTAAAACAGATGATAGACCAGAATGGTTGCCAGAAAAATATAAGTCTGGTGAGGACTTAGCTAAAGCTTACAAAGAGCTTGAGTCTAAATTAGGTAATAAAGACGAAGATATTCGCAACCAAGTGCTAAAAGAAATAGAAACTGAAAGCTTTAAGGATAGGCCAGAAACCGCAGGAGACTATCAGTTGCCTGAGTATCTGGATGAAGAAAGCACTATTGATAGTGATGTTTTGAAATGGTGGGCAGATCATGCTTTCACTTATGGATTTAGTCAGTCTGAGTTTGAAGAAGGTATAGATAAAGTAATGCAAGCAACTCAGGGAGAAATGGTAGATACTGAGGCTGAGATAGAAAAACTTGGCGATAATGCTAATGCTAGAATAGAAGCTGCTGCATTATTTTCTAAGCAGTTCTTTCCAGAAGAACATATGGAATCTATTGAAAGGTTAACAGAAACTGCTGAAGGACTAATGGCTCTTGAGTTTGTTATGGAAAAATTACAGTCTCCATCTATAGGAAGTGATGCTACTCCATCTGGGAAAATTACAGAACAAGGCCTAAGAGAAATGATGCAAGACGAAAGATACTGGCATCCTGCAAGAAGAAACAATGACTTTATACAAGAAGTAAACAATGGTTTCCAAAAACTTTATAACGGCTGAAAAGAAAATAATTAAAAGGGGTAAGTCATATCTTACCCCAATGAAACATTATCATATAAAGGAATTTATAGATATTGTTCATCCTAAGAATAAGGCTGAAACAAAGGACTTTGGTTACAATTCTTTTGAAGAATCTATAGAAGAAATGTATGAAGTGTCAGAGGCTTATGTATGTCGTAATGGTAATGGTAATATAGTTTTTGTTAGTGGCTTAGATCTTTCTGAAGAAGTCCCACACATGTTTGCAATATTTGCAAATAACCTTGACCATAATGTTGTATTGGTAGCAAAGATGTCTAAGTCTTTGTTAAATATGTTTGATAAAGTCCATCCTGTTATTAGTATGACTATACTTTCTAAGAACGAACATATGCTAAATTGGGCATGTTGGCTTGGGTTTGAGCCTGTAGAAATGAGCTCAGATAATAAGTTTGTTGAATTTGTGCGTTGCAATTTTGAGAATTATGATGTTAATAATAAATCATTACGACCCATAGTGCATTGATCGGCCCTAATGGATACCCGAATTGACATGTGAGCGTGGATACTCGTAGCAATCGGAAACTCAATTTAGGACTGTAAAAATGGCTAATACAATAGACCAAGCCTTTATAAAGCAGTTTGAAACTGAAGTTCACATGGCGTATCAGCGTATGGGTTCCAAGCTACGGAATACTATTCGTTCTACAAATGTGTCAGGTTCAACTGCAAGATTCCAGAAAATAGGCACTGGAACAGCTTCAACAAAATCTCGCAACGGTAATGTAACTCCTATGGAGTTAGTACACACTAATGTCGAAGTATCAATGAGCGACTTCTATGCTGCTGAATACATTGACAAGCTTGATGAGTTGAAAACAAATATCAACGAGCGACAAGCTGTAGCGCAATCTGCTGCTGCTGCTCTTGGTAGAAAAACAGATGAGCTTATCGTAGCTGCTATGGATGCAGGTGCTAACTCTACTCAAATACATGATGCTAGTTCTGCTCTAGAAAAAGCAGATCTTCTATCATTGTTTGAGACAATGGGTACAGCAGATGTTCCAGAAGACGGACAACGCTATCTTGCGATGTCTCCTGCAGGTTACGCTGATTTGTTTGCAATTAATGAGTTTGCATCATCAGACTTTGTTGGTCCGCAAAACTTACCTTTTGCAGGTGGTATGACAATGAAAGAGTTCTTGGGTTTCAAGATCTTCTCAACGTCTGCTGTAGCAGGTGGTAAAAACTTTGCTTACCATACAAGTGCTGTAGGTATTGGTGTGAACTCTGATGTTCAAACTGAAGTAAACTATGTTGCTGAGAAAGTATCTCACTTAGCAACATCAATGATGTCAATGGGCGCGGTAGCTATCGATGATAACGGTATCTACGAAGTCCTAGACAATAACTAAGAGGAGGACTTATAAATGGCTTTTTCCGCATCTGGTCTAACTCGTATGGCAGGGGGTGGTGGTCATAGCCTTTGGTTTTATGACTCAACCGACGCCATGACAGCGGTTCGCGCTTCTGGTTATTTTAATAACGCTGCTAGCATGTTAAATGTTGGTGACGCTATTTTTGTACTAGACAGCGATGCTCCTACTCTCAGCGTATCATTAGTATTATCGAACACAGGTTCGGTAGTAGATATTGCTGATGGTACAGCTATTACTGTAACCGACAGCGACTAATAGAGTGGGGGCGAAAGCCCCCCTCTTTTCATAGAGGTTCACAATGGTAAGTACTCCTGCAAATAGTGCAATTGATATATGTAGCCGAGCTCTCATCTTAATTGGTGCAGAGCCTATTACTTCTTTTGATGATGATACATCTGAAGCTTTGATTGCAGGTAACATGTACGAAGATATTGCAAGAACTAATCTTACTTCTACACGTTGGAGGTTTGCAACAAATCAAGCTATATTAAATAGGTTAAGTGAAGCACCTACTGGTAGATTTGACTCTGCTTATCAACTGCCTGATTATTTATTTCTTCATGCTGTTACGGTAAGAGATCTCCAAATTGAATACAATGTTTATGGTGATAAGGTTTTTTGTGATGCCGATCCTGCTGATGTTCTTATAGCAGATTTTACTTATAGAGCTAATGAGGTTGATTGGCCTTCTTATTTTTCTGTATGCGTAGAGTACGCAATGGCTGTTGTTTTTGCTACCGCATTAATAAGAGACACTTCTTTATCTAACTTAATGTCTACCCAGTATGAGTTTCTTATGGCTAAAGCTAGGTCAACAGATTCTCAACAACAGACAACTCGTAAGGTTGTAACATCAAGGTTTATTACTAACAGGCGAAGCTAAATGCAAAAGGCTAGAATACCTATAACAAACTTTCAGTATGGTGAAATTAGTCCGTCTTTGGTAGCAAGGACGGATTCTCCAATTTATAACTCATCTGCTCAAAGCGTTAAGAATTTTTTTATAAGAACAGAAGGTGGCGTAGCTAAACGTGGTGGCTTTCAAGCTTTGCATGACTTTACTTCGGTAACTGAAGATACATCTATAAGGCAGCAAGTAAGATTAATACCTTTTGTTTTCTCAGATGATGAGCAATATGTAATAGCTTTCTCGCATCAGAAGTGTGAAATATTTTTTATTAACCCTGTTACTGGTGCATTGAGTTTAGCAACTACACTTACGCAAGATATTGATTCAAATACATTGCAGTGGGATCAAGCCTATCTGCATGAAATGACTTATGCCCAAGGTGGAGATGTATTATTTCTTTGTCATAATACTTTTATGTGTCAACAGATTATAAGAACTGGTTTGAATAGTTTTCAAGTAGAGCAGTTTAACTTTCAGCTTCAAGCAGGTGGCGCTAAGATTTATCAGCCATATTATCACTTTCAGCCAACTGGTATGACACTAGATCCTTCTGCTACAACTGGTACTTCTATTACATTAACAACAAGTGCTGCTTACTTTGACATAACAGGTAGTCAGTCTGGTGGTAATTATCCTGATTCTAAGCATATTGGTATAACATTGTTGTACCATGATGCTGAGATATTTATAACATCTGTTCAATCTGCTACATCTGCTACTGGTAGAGTTGTAGATGAACTTTTTACTAATCTTCTCCCCAATGCTATAAGAACTACTGATGGGTCTGGTAATTTAGAAATTACACAGATTAATCACGGAATGACTACAAACGATAGCATTACTATAAGAAAAGCTACTTCTGTTGGCGGTATAAGCGCAAATAATATTAATGGCACTAGATCAGTACAGGCTGTTTTAGATGAAAATAGATATGTTGTAACAGCAGGTGCAACAGCAAATACATCTGAAGATGGCGGTGGTTTTATAGAAATAGTTACTCATGCTGCAACTCAAGAGTGGAT